TTATAATCACTTGGAAATCCTTGTATTTGTTTTAATTCATCTGGTAATATTACTCTTAAAAATGTGCCATTCTTATTTTGTATTGGAACAAAGAAACGAGGTGCACGTCCATATGAACAAATAATTGTTTTTGTTGGTTTTCTTATATCAATTATTTCACCATGAATAGGACTAATTCGTTTTCCAAATGAAAACAAATTATCATGTGTTTTTCCATCCCTGGTTCGTTTTTCTTCATCGGCATCATATAAACTTTTTAAGTAAGGATGTGCATTATTATCATCACCATATTTTTTTCTATCTTTCATATTTTTAATAATACATTCATCTGGTATATTTTCCCATCCTACTTGTGATGGTTCAACACGTAATGTTCTATCCATGTTATATTTAATTATATTTTTCAAATCACATGTAGTATTTAAAGGTTCAGGAAATTTTGCTTCCCAATTATATGGATTATCTTTTTTAACTCCAATTATAAATAATCGTTTTCTTTCTTGTGGGACACCGTATTGATCTGCTTTTAATACTTTATGTTTAACATCATAGCCTAGATTTTCAAATTCTCTTACAATAACATCAATATAATTTTCGTTATTTACGGTTTTTCTAGTTAATAAACCTGGAACATTTTCACCAATAATCATTTTTGGTTTAGTTATTTTTGTAAATCTCACAAATTCTCTAAACAATGTATTACGTGGATCAGCATCCATTTTTTTACCTGCTTTTGAAAATCCTTGACATGGAAAACCAGCAAACATAATATCAACATCATTTTTATATTTTTCAAATACTTCATCTGGTATATTTTGAATATTTCTATCATCTTCATGATGAATTAACTCTGAATTAGGAAAATTCATTTCATGAGATTTACAAAAATGTTTATCAATTTCATTATATGCGATCACATCACAACCAGCATTTTGTAAACCAAGAGTATCACCACCTAATCCTGAAAATAAACTTATTGCCTTATATTTGGTCATAATATTTGTTATATTAATATTATTTTATATATTTATATCAATTTTAATATTAATTAAGATATAAATTGGTTACAAATTAAATTGTAAAATTTGTATTTTTACTATGAATATATTTTAATAATTTTATAGCTTGTGCTGAATAAGACCATTCATTATCATACCATATTGTAAATTTGTATTGTTTTTCATCCATTTTCATACATGATGCACTATCGATAATTGTAGGATTTTCTGTTGTCATAAAATCACTACTAACTAAATGTTCATCATCACTTACTTGTACTTCATTTCTTTCACGCAATGTTTGTAATATATTGTCTAACGATTCTTCTTTTTTTAAAGTTACATTTAAATCAACCATACTTACATTACTAGTAGGTACACGAACGGAAGTTCCATATATTTTTCCATCTAATTCTGGCAATATTTTAATTGCAGATTTGCTAGCACCTGTTGTGTGTGGTATTATATTATTAAAAATACTACGATGTGAACGATTATTTAAATGAACTCCATCTAATACATTTTGAGAAGCTGTTACAGCATGCACAGTTATAAAATTACAATTAATTATGCCATATTTTTCATTTAATATTTTTATTAAAGGTACTATACAATTTGTTGTACATGATGAATTACTAATTATATTTTCGTAGTTATATTTTTCATGATTTCCATTATATAAATATTGTGGTGTTTCATCTTTAGATGGAGCACACATTATAAAATATTTAGAACCATGTTCCAATGCTTTTTCCTTTGTTAAAAATTTACCTGTTGTATCAAATACATATTCTGAATTTGAATTACACCACATATATTTTTTAGGATTACGTTCATCTAATATACGAATTTTATTATCATTAATATTAATAATGTTATCATCTATTATTGATATATCTAATGGATTAGATATTTTATGTACTGTATCATTTAAAATATATGATTTTATTTTATCAATCTTAAATCCTGGAAAATTAATTGTATTTATACGTATATGTTTTTGTGCAAGAGCTTGATGAAGAATAGATTTACCTATTCTTCCAAATCCATTTATTCCAATATTAATCATTTTCTATATAACATATAAATAATATTTAATTTATAAAAAAAATTGAATTTAATACTTAAAAATATTATTAAATACAATTTATAAATGATAAAAACAAATTATCCAAAAATTATTATTAATAATGTTATTCGTATTACTAGAGGAATATTAGGACAAGGATTAGAAACAAAACCACTTGGAAGATGGAGTTTATTATACGATAAAAGATTAGATAGTAAAATAGATAGGGCAAACGAAGATCATTGTGGTCCTTGTGGTGAATTATATTTAAAAGAAAAAAATAATTCACCAAAAAATAAATAAATTAATATTATGGTTTATCTATTCGTAAAGATAAAAAAATATCATATAATTGTCTATTATCGTTTTCTATATTGAAAAATTTTTTTTTATCTTTTGATTTAGGTGCTAATAAATTTATCTTAGGTAAAAATGAAAAATTAGTTTGTATTTTCATATATAATACATTAATATATTTTATTATTTGTAATATTAATATATATGACTGATATTAGCAATAATATAGATTTAAGTAATAATAATAATAATTTAAATAATAGTATTTTAGAGAATAGTATTTTAGAGAATACTATTAATGAAATTACTATTAACGAAAATACCGTTAAGAATCATAATAATTTAATGAGTCCTTTAACTACTCCTATGAGAACTCCACAAAAATTAACATTTAATCAACAAGAAATATTAGAAAAATTCAGTAATATTTCTAATGAAGATGAATTATCAGATTTAAAAGAGTTTGTTATTTTTAAACATCAATGGAATACATTACAAAAAAATAATAATCATATTATTAAAGATTGTAAAAGTGATAAACGATTATTAGATTTAAAATATGATACATTAACCAATTGGATTAATAATATACAAACATCTGTTATTTTTTTCTCTACAATATCTGGTTTTCTACAAGCAACACGAATTCAATTTAGCATACCTGATACAATAATAGCTATTATTTCTATTAGTATTTCAACATATATTACATTATTACTATCTATTTCAAAATATTATAAATTAGATGAATTAAAAGAACGCATTCAAAACTTAAGAGAAAAATATGTTACGCTACATAATAGATTAGAATATCGCATTGATACTTTAACTCCATGGTTTGACAGAAATCTATGGATATATCATAATCCTCAGGAAAAACTAAAAGAATGGACTATAATTTATAATGAAATGCAAACAGATTATGAAGATATAATTAAAATTAAGAAAGACTTAGTTTCTGAATTTGAAATAATTATGGACACTATTTCTAGAAATAAATATATGATTGTTAATATTAAACAAGACAATCATACTAGAACTAAATTTTATAAACTACAAAAAGAGTCTAATAAATTAGAACAAAAATTTAAAAAAAGAAATTTACCAGCTAGACAAAAAAGCATAATTAAATTACAACATGATGTTGATAGCATAGATCCTACTGAAAATATTGTTTAATATAATAATATAAATATATCATTGTAAATAATAATAATATAAATGAAAACACCATTTAAATTATTTGACGTAACACTAAGAGATGGTTTACAATCTGTAAAAAAAATATACACATTAAATGAAAAAAAACATATATTTCATAATATTTTAAATAAATATAATCCAAAATCAATCGAAATTGGTTCATTTGTTAATAAGAAAATTTTACCACAAATGGCTAATACATATGAATTATTTCATTATATACAAAAACAAAATTTACCAAACGATATTTATGTTTTAACACCAAATTTAAGTTCTGTTAGAAAAGGAATTAATATAGGTGTAGAAAATTATAGTTTTATCACTAGCGTTTCAAATTCATTTCAATGGAAAAATATAAATAAAAGTTTAGATAATACAAAAAATGAAATTATTTTAATGCACGATGAATTAAAAAAATCTAATATTAATAACAAAATAAAAATTTATTTATCTTGTATTGATGAATGTCCTATTGAAGGAAAACAAAAGATTGAACATATTGTAAATGAATTTTTATATTATTATAACCGTTTAAATATACAAGATATATGTATTAGTGATACATGTGGTACATTAAAAGGTGATCGATTAAAATTAATATTAAATAAATTAATTAATATCAATGGAGTTATTCCATCAAAAATTTCATTACATTTTCATTTTAATAATAAAAATACTGGTGATATAATTAACCTATTTCATATGTTAAATATAGCAAAAAGATATAATATAATTAATTTAGATATTAGTGATATAAATAGTGGCGGCTGTAGTATGACAATTGATGAAAAAAATTTAAAAAATAATATGAGTTATGATATTTTATATCAATATAATATAGTACATGGTTAAATATAATCCAAAATTATGGAATGAAAATGATCATTTAAAAAAATCACATAACTGTTACTCATATTTTTTAAATAAAATAGATAAGAAAAAAATAATTAAATGTAAAAATAAAAAACAATGTGTAACACCACAACCAGGTTATTTTAAAGGATTATCAAAAAACATTTACAAAATGACTAGAAAAAAAAGAAGTCCTGATGGTTTTCGTTATCAATGTAAAAATGTAGTTCCAAGAGTTTTAGCTGATAATCCATACGTTAAATTTAATGGAAATACTAGAAAAAAATGTAAAAAAGGTTATTATCCAGGAGCTTTGGTTACAACTAGTAAAGATGCATGGGATAAAAGTGATTATCATTTTTATAGAAAAGATTCTGACACAGGTAGTTGGAGTCATAAAACTGGTAAATTACCAGTTACAAATGTAGATGCTAAAGGTAATAAAATTATTGACCCTTTTTATGCTGCTCGTAAATACGCTCGTAATGATTATTCTGATTTTTGCGGTTATTTTTGTATTCCAGAAGAAGATAATTTAAAATATATGAGTAATGAAAATTTATTTTCATAATATTAAATGTAATAATATTAAATGTTAATTATTATAATATTATTAGTATTCATATTATATTTTATGAAAATATTTGGATTTTTTAATTTTTTTTGTTGTCCTATTTCAAAAAAAGGTATGACTTCTTTATTTGTAGAACCAGGATTTATCAAACATGAAACTGTAAAAGATCTTCTTGGTCTTACAATGCTTGTATACGATTATTCTAAAAAATTTACTTTAGAAGAAGATGAAACTATTGAAACCTTTGTTTCAGGATTAAAATCAAACAAAGAAGAAATGAAATCTTTAGAATTTAGTGATGAACGTTCAATTGTATTAAATCAATTAAATGAAAGATCTCCACAAGGAAAAGTTGTAACATTTATTAGTGATGAAGAAACAGACATTCAGGTTGGTGTAACTACAAGTGAAATAAATAAACGTATTTCTGTAATTTTTAGAGGCAGTGAATCAAAAGCAGATTGGTATTATGATTTAATGATTTTCAAAACAAAAATACTTGATAATAAATATGAAAATGTACAAGTACATTCTGGCTTTCATACTCAATTACATAAAAATAATGTTTATGAAAAATTAATAAATGTAGTTAAAAAATTAAAAACAAAACATCCTGATTATAATATTTATATTACTGGACATAGTTTAGGTGCGGCATTATCTACATTATTTGGTTTTGAATTAGCTCATGAAATAGATAATAAAGTGACAGTTGTCTCATTTGCTAGTCCTAGAATAGGTAATCCTGAATTTAGAACAGCTTTTGATAAAAAAGATAATTTAGAACATTATCGTGTTTCAAATGATCGTGATATTGTCACTGCAGGACCAATGATAAATTTTCAACATGTAGGCACAAATATTGCATTAAGTGATGATAAATGTGAAATCTTCAAATTATATGATTATAATACTTGGTTTAAGTTTTCATTATTTAATTGTTGGAAAGTTAGTGATCATAATGTTGATTTATATTACACACGATTATGTAAATTCCATTGGAATGAAAAAAAATAAATTATAAATTAATTGAGTAAGGTTTAAATATTCAATTATTTTGTATGGAAGAAACAAAAAAATTTATAAAAAATATTTTTAATAATTTTAATATTGATAAGGATTTATATTGTACATTAGTATTAAACAATCAATTCGTTCGTTGGGTTGTTTTAAATAATCAAATGAAAATTTGTGATTTATTTAAATTAGCTGAAGAAATATTTAATAATAAAAATATTAAATGTTTAGAAATTAATGATATTATAATACCTAGAAAATGTAAAAAAAAATTAATTCAATATTTAAATGATGATGAAATTATACGTGCATTTACATAGTAGTAGTGTTTGTATTAAATTCTAACTTATCTAATTCTTCTTTTGTATTTACACCTAATACATTATTAACATATTGTTCCATTAGTGTTATATTGTGAATAAATATATTATTTTTTTGACATAGATTGACAATATCTGTTAAATAATATTCTCCTTGAACATTATTATTTTCTATTTGTGGTACAATAAAATTTAAACATACAGAATCAAAACAATAAATGCCAGTATTTATTAAATTTATTTTTTTTTCTTCTTGATTAGCTTCTTTCTCTTCTATTATATTGACTATTTTATTATCATTTAATATAATTCTTCCATAACCGTGTGGTTTATCAACATTAATAGAAATTATTGTATTTTCAAAATTATTTAAATAAATTTGAGACAAAAATCTGTCTAAAATTGAAAATTTAATATTAGGCATATCACCATTTAATATTAATACTTTATCGCTATCAATGTATTGATGTAACGTACTACATATTGCATGTCCTGTACCTTTAGGATCATTTTGTATAACAAATTCTAATAATTTATTCTCATCATTTTTTAAATATTCAAGACAATATTTTTCAATCATTTTTGAATGTTTACCTGTTACAATAATAATCTTTCTGGGTTTTAATAAAACAACTTGTTGAATTATTCCAATTAATATTGGTTTATTTTTAAATAAACATAATACTTTTGGGATATTTGATTTCATTCTTTTTCCTTCTCCAGCTGCTAATATTGTAACTACTAAATTTCTTGAATCTATTTTACTATTAGATAAATCCATTATTAATAATACTATTCATTACTTTTTAAGCAAATTTATATAATAAAAATATAATATATGTCGAATGATATTGAATTTGATGAATTTGAAGAAATTGAGTTAACAGATTTATCTAATAATACAATTAATAACAATAACAAAAATAATTATTCAAATGATAGTTTATTTAGTTTATATGAATCTCCATCAAAAAAAAGAAATTTATTGACATTTTTTTCTAATGATTCATATGGCAATAATGAAATTACATCTAATGAAAATAATAATGATTATAACTCTATCGAAAATAATACAAATAAAAATACTAAATTTTATAAAAATAAATTTATAAAATCTTTTATGATTATATTAAATCATATTTTAATACAATTATCGTTAATATCTTTATTAGAACCTATATTATACTTTAATTTTATACTCAATATTGAAGAACAATTATTTTATGACCAAATAGAAGATATAGATAATCAACTTATCAACAAAGTTATGCCTGATGATTTATCTAATAGTATTAGAAACCAACCATTTTATAATCTATTTATACAATTTTTAATTTATGAAAAAAGATATATTGATAATACATATAATACATTACATGATAATTCTATTAATGCTAACTTAGATAATGAAAAATTATTAAATAAATTATTTAATAAATCATTGAATCTATCACTAATTATTATGAGCATAACATTTTGTTATACTATTATGATTAAATATTTATACAATAAAAAAATTTCAAAAATGTTATTACATCATTTATGTTTTATTTTTTTTATAGGGTTGTATGAAATATGGTTTTTTTTAAACGTTGTTTCACAATATTTTCCTTGGAATACAGAAGAACTTGTATTTGATATTTTTAAATGTAGTTGGTATCATTTAACTAATAAATATCCTGAACTTGAATCATTAGAAAAAAATGTAACTATTACATGTTAATTTATAAAATTGATTTTTTATTACATGTTTTATTGTAATTACTATAAAACATGGAATTACCAAATATTCGAGAAATTACTCAACAAAAATATTGGCATTTTAATCTTTCAAAAAACTATGACTTCTACTTAGGTAAAAAAATTTATATTTGTACAAAATGGAACGACCCTAATAAATTAAACATGAAAAATTATGGTAAACTTATTGATATTAATGAGTTATCTGTATGTATAAATACAGGTTATCATAAAGGATATATTGAACTACCACGAATAATATATTATGCTCATGACGAAATTAAATTTATATTTTTAAAAATGTACGATAATGTTTCTATAAGATCCTCTTATAGAAATATTAATAAAAAACAATTAGAAGATGATTATAATGAATCTCATCAACGTTTAATTAAAAATAACTTTCGAACTATTTAAAATTAAAATAATTTACTTTCTTTTTGTTGTCTTTCTTTTTATCTTTTTTTGTTTTCTTGTTTTTTTCTTTAATTTTTTTTGTGTTTTTTTTCTTTTATTTAATTTTCTTTTTTTAGTTTTTTTTCTTCCTCCATATCCTGGACCAAGAAACCCCCTGATTTCATCACTAATTCCTTTTCTTGTATAATTATTTGTTTTACTAAGACCTCTGTTAACTGCCTGTTTTAATGCTGCTTTTCTTGCTGCTCTTTCTTGTAGTGCTGTTTCTTGCGGTTCACCATTTATTATATCTTCAAAATAATTTCGGTCGTATTGTGTCAACACTTCTTTTACTCCATTTTCATATAAAAATGCAATTGTATCCAAATTGTTTTGATTAGATGCAGCTACTATAGGTGTATCTTGAAAGAAAATATCATAATCATCTTCCCCACTATCATTACTATCATTTACTAGTGATCCTGCTGATTCATTTACATCAAAACTATGTTTAAGTACAAGTGTTTCTACTTTTGCTTTACCATCTACGGCAGACTGTGCTGCTTCATGAATTCCTGATCTATTTTGAAGATTTTTTTGTCCTTTTATTTCATTTGGTTTAAAACCTACTTGTTTCATTTTGTCTAAAACTTGTTCTAAAACAGCATTAGTACTATTCCAGCAAGCATAAAGAAATGGTGTACCTTGATTATCATCACGTAATTCTAATTCCTCTCTTGTTACTTCTTCTCCATTTTCTATTTTGTCAACAATTTGTTTTAATTGATCACTATCACTCATTATATATATATATATTATATGATGATAAAAAAATAAAATAACAAATACATATATTATTAATTACTATCTATATCTATATAATAAACACTAATTTATTATATAGTTAATTTACTTTCTTTTTGTTGTCTTTCTTTTTATCTTTTTTTGTTTTCTTGTTTTTTTCTTTAATTTTTTTTGTGTTTTTTTTCTTTTATTTAATTTTCTTTTTTTAGTTTTTTTTCTTCCTCCATATCCTGGACCAAGATACCCCCTGATTTCATTACTAATTCCTTTTCTTGTATAATTATTTGTTTGACTAAGACCTCTGTTAACTACCTGTTTTACTGCTGCTTTTCTTGCAGCTCTTTGCGCTAGTGCTTCTTCTTGCGGCTCACCATTTATTATATCTTGAAAATACATTCTGTCGTATTCTGTCAACACTTCTTTTACTCCATTTTCAAATAAAAATGCCATTGTATCCAAATTGTATTGATTATGTGCAGCTACTATAGGTGTATCTTGATCAAAACCATCATTACTATTATCATTTTCTAATTCACCAGCTGCTTCATTTACATCAAAACCATGTTTAAGTACAAGTGTTTCTACTTTTGCCTTACTTTCTACGGTAGACTGTGCTGCTTCATGAATTCCTGATCTATTTTGAAGATTTTTTTGTCCTTTTATTTCATTTGGTTTAAAACCTACTTGTTTCATTTTGTCTAAAACTTGTTCTAAAACAGCATTAGTACTATCCGTGCAAGCATGATGTAATACTGTCGAACCATTTTCATCACGTAATTCTAATTCCTCTCTTGTTACTTCTTCTCCATTTTCTATTTTCTCAACAATATCTTGTAGTTGATAATATTTTGTAAAATTAGCTAGACTCATTATATATATATTATTTAACAAAAAATATTATAAATCAATAAAAAACTATATATTTAAAGATATTATATAGTAATTATAATATAAGTTAGTTGATGTCTGTATGTAATAAGGGATGTGATAATAAGGGAATTGGGATTGATGATGATAGTATATCCTTAATTAGTAATCAAAGTTATACATCATTAAATTCTCTTGATACAAGTTCGAAGA